ACCTCCTGCAGACAATTTATTAATTGTTATCCAAGTAATTCCATCTAGACTAAAATAAATATCAGTCCCGGCTGCAACAATAATTCCATCAGCATAAGGTGATACACCTAGTATGTCAGTAGCACCACCCGTAGGCTGTGTTGCACTAGCACCACCAAACTTTGTAAACCCGTTAATACGTCTATAACCACCTTCAATAGATACTTCAAAGTTTCGAAGTTCTCGAGCTACTCCGGGAGTTCTAAGTAGGTCTACTGAGTTAGCAGACTTAACTAGACCACCGGCACAAGCTACAGTATAGGGTTGTGAACGTGGCATAAATTAAAAGTATCGTCTATCGTCTGTCATTGAGCGAGGAGTTGGGTTTACCAAGTTAGACTTCATCATCCTCATCGCTTTCTTATAATCATCCAAAGCAAAAGCTGCTTGTTGTGGACTCTCTTTAAACTGCCAAATGTAATAACGTGTTCTAGCAGTTATAACATTCGTGTATTGTTCTGGGAAGACTACTGTGTCTCCATGTGCTACAAGTTTTGTAGGCTTTTCAAAAGCATAAAAGTGTATGTTGTAGACTTTATCAGGAATAGGACTTAGTCCAAATTTCCTAGCGTCTGGTGATTTAATAACAAACTGAGGCTCACCATAAGCCTGTGTAGATGCATCGTCTGCATTCTCACTGTCTCTGTAATATCTTTTCCAATCGGCTAAGTTTAAAAACTTTAAGCCTTTAGAGACATAAGGTGTTGTTTCACCTGCTACATTAATAGTTGTCAAATAAAAATCGTCCCAGTCTATCGAAGCGTAATCATCTGCTAAACTAGAGCTACTAGCTTTTAACTCGTACCATCTAGTACCAGCTACAGAAGCTACGGTCACGTTTCCATAGAAGGGGTCAGTATCTCCAGACTCTGCAACAGCCAGAAAGGGCAACTGTGGTTCTTCATTTGCTATATCAAATATAGACTTGTTGATGGCATCTTTAACAAACTGTTGAAGTCCTATAGCGTTTGCAAAGTTTGCAGAGGTCAACGGTAATTCATTGAGTTCTCTGAGTACTTCATTCGTTAAATCTAAGTATGTTGTTGCCATTTAATTTCCTAAAAAAGAGGAGGAGTCCGAAGACTCCCCCAAGTTTGACTAATTAGTCAATAGTGTAGAAAGCACCTACGATAGCTTCAGGTCTTAAAACCTTAGAACCATGTACGTGTAATCCACGAACTATATCACCAAATGATGACGGGTCTCTAATAACTTCTGTTGAAGTAATAGTTTGAGCAGTCGCAGTAGATGACATGTGACCAGCCAAACATTTTCCAGTAGCAGCGGAAACTGCTGGGATATTGTTAGACTTGTACATGCTAAATCCACGTAATTTACCACTTGAAACTAGACCATTTCTGATGGAACCTTGTCCACCATTGTAGTCAACAGATAGTAGTTTAGAACCAGACTGAGACAATTGCTCATAGAAGTCAGGACCAGCAACAAACCAACGACCTTCTTCAGGTACGTTCTGTTCGTCAAGTAGTCTTGCCATTCTAGCCATCACATCTAATGGGTCTGTTTCAGAAACAACTCCCAAGTCGATTGAACCTGAACCGTCATAAGCACCAGCAGCTAGTTTAGTAGCTGAGTCGGTACCTAAAGTATGGTCAGGTGATGATGTTGGAACTCCTGCAAACATAGCAGTTAACACTGCTGAATCAAATGCATCTTTCAACGCATATGCAGCAGAACTAGAAGCTACTTCTTTAAAGTTAACATGCGACATTTTACTCTCAATATCATCTACGATGAATTTGAAAGCTTTCGCAGTATCAACAATAAGAGTATCCTCTTGGTCTGTTAGTACTGTAGCAGTAGTATCTTGTCCTCTCAAGTAATCGCTTACTGAGATAACAGGTTCTTTAATAATTTTAACAGAGTCTCCGTATCCTGAAATTTCTCCAGAATAGTCAGTGTTAGTGATTGCTTCTACAACCGATGCTTTCCTGAAAAAGTTAAGAACTTTCTTAGAATAAATCGAAGGTAGGAAGAAACCGTTAGTCTGACCGGCAACACTTCTGTCAAAATTTGATAATCCGGGAGAACTCCCTTCTTCAAAAAATTGTGCCATTGTATTTTCCTTTTAGTTTAATGGTTAATAATTATTTTGCAATTCTGCCTTCTTGCATGGCTTGACTTATCTCAGCTTCATGCTTGTCAAACTCAGCCATAGACATACTTGCAATTTCCCTTTCAGTCCAAATTTTATCTTGCTTCGGTTCAACAGCAGTCGTTTTAGTTGAAACCATGTCAGCAGCGGATTGCTTAGACTGTTTAGAATTTGACTTCTTCTTTACAGAATCCATACCAAAATCTTTTTTAAATAAATCTAAAGCTCTCGAAGCTAGGTCAGCATCGTCAGCGTTGTTGTAAATCCAGTCTTGGATTGAACTCGGCTGTTCTTTTGCCCACCCGTGAAAGTCATCGCTGTTCTTGATATCCTCAAAGTCAGGATGCTTTTCCATCAGTCGCTTTTCAGCATTTTGACGAACTAACTCGGTCTCACGCTCTTGTAAAGATTCTAGCCTTTGTTCCAAAACTTTAGATTTCTCTTCGCTTTGCATGTGGGCTACAGTCTCTACTACTTCGTAAACATCAGGGTACTCTTGTCTAAACTTTTCTAAGTCTTCTGGAGATTTAGGAGCTTTATAAGTCGGTCTATTTTTAGTAGCCTCCTCAAGTAGCTGTTGTTCTCTAGACTTAAACTCATTTAGTTTTGAGTCATAATGCTTTTTCAAGTCATCGTAGCGTTTCTTGTAGTCTGGTCGCTTGTAAGGTTCATCCTTACTTGCTTCCTGTTCTACAGGTTCTTCTACGTTTTTTGAAGGTTTTGATTGGGGCTTATTAAAATAAACACCATTCGAATCTTCAAAGTCTTTTTCATCGTCAGTATGCCAAGATTTATTCATATTATAAGGATTGGCAGTTTCCTCTTGTACTTCAGTAGTCATATTCTTCTCCTACGGGGGCTTCGTTCACAAGGTAGCTCTATGTCGACTAGAGGGCTTGTTTGTAAAGGTAGCCTTTCGGTTAATAAAAGATAAGGTGCCTATGACTGTAGGGTAGCCTTATCGGTTAAGTTTGTTTAGCTTCTAACGTAGTTCCTGTTAGAGAGCATTCCTTTTTTAATCTCATCGCCAACTAAATCTTGTTCCTCTTGCTGTGAAGCTTGAGCACCAACAGTAGTCTTAGTGACATTAATATTTTGTTGTGATGGTTTAACATCCCCACCAACAACAACAGTTTCCTCTTCTTCAGGCTGTCCGCCTTCAGCTAAACCTTGTCTTTCTTCTGCTTTCATTTCTGCTTCTTTCATCATTGCCATTAAGTTGTCGGCTCCGATTTCTTCCACAGCTTTTGCAGTAAAGACAAATTCTCCATCAGATAACCTTGCGGGTATACTGTCAGAGACTCCTGAACCCGGACCTTCAACAGGACCAGACCCAGCAAATTCTTGAGCAACGTCTATGACTTTATCAAAAAGCATAGCAAGTTCCTCATCTTGTTCAAGTCTTGACATAAGCATATCTTCTTCTTCTTCTGATAATGCTTCGTCAAGTATAAAATCTAAATAGTCGGTTTCCATTTCTTCGTCTGGAACCATGTTTTCTTCAGGTGCTTCGTCCATCATCTCATCTTCTTCGTGTGTTGCACCCGGCATCACTGTACCGTCTGGCATAGTGTGTGTTGGCATGTCTTCTTCCATAACCATATCGTCTGCTAGTAATGAACCGCCTTCTGCATATTGCATTAAGCCGCCATCATATTTTTTATCTTTATTAATAAACTTACTAGAAATTTGATATTCTAGTCCAGCATCTTTAATTTTTGTATTTGCTCGATTTAAAAGTTCTTCGTCTGATACGTCATCATACATTTCTCTTCTAACTTGTTTTAAATCATTTAATAATTTTTCGCCTTGCCCAGAACCACCTAAACTTTGTTTAGCTTTACTCATAAAACCTGTACCGGAATTATAGTAATCATCTCCGCCTTCTTGTAAATTTTTAATCTCTCTGTCAATGTAAGCATTATATCGATCATTAGCTGAGACTGGTCCGTCTTCGCTTCCATCAGCATAGCCCATTCTTACTTGATCATCATTTAATAAACCTTTCATATTTCCTCTTTTCTAGTTATTGCTTCTCTAACCTGTAGGTCCAGTTGCTCTAGGCGTACCAGAGAATTCACTTTCCCCTGCAGCCGGAACATTTCCGATTCCGATGTTGCCACCGCCAGTGCCTGTAGGTCCAAGTTCTTGAGGTTGAGCAGGTGTTCCTGCAAGGCTTCCCATATTACCGGGTTGCCCGTCAACGCCTTGAGCTTCAGGGCTAGTTGTTTGTCCAGCATTTTGCATTCCTATTATTTGTGCCATTATAGCTGCTTCTTCAGGGTCGTTCAGAATTTCATCTGGGTCTAAGTCTAAGCTATAGGCTAGTTCACTTACAAGTTTAGAAATCTTAACAAACGGAGCAATAGTTGGGTTTTGTGCAGTTTGTAAGAACATAGTCAATCTTTGACTTCGTACTTCTTTTTGCATCAAGCTATTAGTTCCTGTAGCTTTAACTTCTAAATCACCTTTGACATCTAACCCACCTTCAAAGAACTGCATGTTCCATTGAAAGAATGCTTCCCCTAGAGGTCTCAATAAAAAGTCATCAAGGTTTTTGACAACTGTTTAAC